GCGAATCCGTCAACCGAGATCTATTCTGTTGCTCAGAGGCGAATCGAAGGAGTTCTCGATGAGCTGCGCAAGGAGAGTGCGGAGAGAGAGAAGAAGATCAAGACCCTAAAAATCCTTTTGGAGGCACACAAAAAATGAACCTCAAAGAACTTGAAGCTTCCGCACTGGAGGCTCGCAAGGCTGAGATCGCTTCCGAATGCGAGAAGGACGACGCAAATCTTGATGCGCTTCTTGAAGAAGTACGCGCCATCAACGAGGAACTTGAGTCCCGCGCAGCTGAAGAAGCGAAGAAGGCAGAACTTCGCACCTTAGTCGCCACCGAAGAAGTAGGCGAAGAGGTCGCAACAATCGATTTCACTACTGAAGAAAGAAAGGAAACTCCTGACATGGAAGTTCGTAACACCAAAGAGTACATCGATGCTTTTGCTAAATACGTTCGCACGGATGACGATCGTGAGTGCCGCGCTCTCCTTACAGAGAACGTAAGCGGCTCCGTTCCGGTACCGGAATTCGTTTATGGCATCATCGAGAAAGAACTGAATGATTCTCCCATCCTGTCCCGCGTACGTCACATGAACGCGAAGGGCAACCTCAAAGTTGGATTTGAGATCTCCACTCCTGCTGCCGGCAAGCACACCGAAGGCAGTGCAACAGAGATGGCCGAAGAGGCACTGACTCTCGGCATCGTCACAATGGTTCCGTCCACTTTCAAGAAGTGGGTGTCTATCAGCGACGAGGCACTTGACCTCCAGAACGGCGAAGCTTATCTGAGATACATCTATGGAGAAGTAGCTCGTGGCATCGTCAAGGCAAAAGAGAATGAGGTCGTTGCTAAGATCCTCGCAGCTCCTCAGGTAGCAGACGGAACTCATCCTTCTGTTGCAAAGACCGGTGCAGCTGCTGCTTTTGGCGTTGATGAGTTCGTGAATGCACGCGCACTGCTTTGCTCTGCTGCACGTGACCTCGTCGTCATCTGCACACCTTCCCAGTATGCACAGTACAAATCGGCCGCTATGGCGAACAGCTACGGCGTTGACCCGTTCGACGGTGCAACCGTTCTGTTCAACGACACCGTAACCGCTCCTATCATTGGAGACCTCAACGGAGTCATGATGAACGAGACATCTGACATTCAGATCAAGTTCGACGACAAGACCCTCATGACCAAAGACCTCGTCAGGATCCTCGGCCGTCAGGGCGCAGCGATCGAAGTAGTTGGCGACAAATACTTCGCAAAGATTTCTGCGTAAGTAAATCACAAGGGAGCGGCGTAACAACCGCTCCCGATTTCATCATAGGAGATCATTAAATGCTGACAACAACAAAACTGGCAATGCGCATCACAACGACTGCGTATGATGCCGAGATACAGAGGCTCATCAATGCGGCCGTCGCAGACTTAGGCATTGTGCTGACTGATGTTAATCAGACAGATCCTCTCTACGTCCAGGCGATCATCACTTACGTGAGATTGCACTTTGGGACTCCGGAGGACTATGACAATCTGAAAAGGTCCTATGATGAGCAGAAAGCGCAACTCATGACTGCAACCGGTTATGGCTTCATAACGGAGGAACAAGCATGATTCGTGCGGATGTGATCACATTGATAAGTGAATCCGCTCACGGTGTGTTCGACTCCTTCACCCCAACTACGACACAAGTATTCGCCGAGATCCGTTCTGTTCGGCAGAGCGAATTCTATTCTGCTTTGAATGATGGTATTCAACCACAATACACGTTCGTCCTCACGGACTACGCGGACTACCACGATGAAAAGCTGATAGAGTACAACGGCCTCCAGTACGACGTAGTAAGGACCTATACACCTGTGGACGGACAGACCATAGAGATAACAGTGAAGAAGCATGAGGTGAACGCATGACTTTTACGGAGTTAGGCACAAGGCTGAATGCGCTGAGGATAGGCACTACGCCTTTGCGGTTTGCTCACTTTGCGTGGTCTTCTGCTCCGGCAGGAGATTATGGCGTATATGCGGAAGACGGTTCCGATCAGCTCCAGGCTTCCAACAGATACGCGGAGTCAGTTACCACGGGATCCGTGGACTGGTTCACAAGGAGCGACGACGGTACCGCAAAGAATCTGATAGAAGGCCTGTTCAAAGAGCTTCAGGACGCGAATTGCTTCGCCTGGTATCTGAACACGATACAGTATGAGAACGATACGCACTTCCTTCATTATGAATGGATCGTAGAGGTGGCGTAATGGCTCGCAAGGTTTATGTCAAAGGCTTCGAGGAATTGGAGCGCGCTATTTCAGAGACGGGTAAGAGAGTTACTCCGCTCATGAAAAAGGCGGTCTATGTAGGTGCGGGAGATGTGGCGAACAATGTCCGGTCACAGATGGCTCGTGCCATAAAGCACTCGACAGGCGAACTGGAGAGCGGTCTCCAGATCAACAAGATCAGCACAGTCAATGGTGACGTGATGACCTCTGTGGGTTTCGAAGGCTACAACCGGAACGACGGCAGACCCTTGCCGGTCATCGCGGCCGTCCTGGATTCAGGAAGAAGCGATCAACCGGGAAGAAGCAAAACGCATTTCTTTACAAACGCAGTCAAGATATCACGAACAACCGCTCTGAAGAAGATGATGGATGATTTCCAACAGAACCTTGAGCGGGCAATAGAAGAACAACGATAGGAGTTAAACAATGGCATCTTATGTTACAACCGGCTTCAGCAAGCCTTACGTAGCACTTTACTCCAATCCCTCAGGCACCAATGTCTTCAGTGATGGAATGCTCCTCGCAAGAGGCGTTTCTGTCAGCACAGACATTGACGAGGTAGAGGACAACAACTTCTATGCGGACAATATCGTTGCGGAGACAGAGAAGGGCAACATCACCGGAGGCACCCTCACGCTGACGGTGGACGGCCTTGCCTCAGCGGCGAGGAGGCTCGTTCTCGGACTTCCCGCAGCCGAAGACGGATGGACCGCATACGGAGACGAAGCGACCCTTCCTTATGTTGCGGTAGGCTTCATCCGCAGATGTATGTTCCAGGGAACGACCTTCTATCAGGCGGTCGTATTCCCGAAGTGCCGCTTCTCCTTCTGGAGTGAAGAGGCAGAGACACAGGAAGAGCAGATCTCCTGGCAGACACAGGAGCTTGAGGCTTCCTTCCTCAGAGACGACACAGCGAAGCACAACTGGAAGTATGTAGGAGACACAGACTACACCACAGAGGCGTTAGCTGAGGCGGCTCTGAAATCATTCCTGAGCATTCAATAACTTAATCGGAGGGTCATGATGGTATTTGAATTAGAAGGTGTCCAGTTCGACCTGGAATACACCATAGGAACGAAAAGAGAGTTGCTGAAGATCTTCGGCACACAGGACAAGATCGCGGCGGCCTTTGCTACCAACAGTGATGTTGAATTGGCAGAGAACGCGGCCAAGATCGGTTCCGCGATGATGGCCTCGGCTTACCAACGGCAGAAGGCAAGGAATGCGATCTTGGGTACTGAGGTGACCGCGAAGGTGATCGATGCGGAGTCTCTCTTCCAACTGTTGGATGATGCGTCCACGATTCGTCTGATCAATGCCATCACGGCCACGATCAAAGAGGCCAACGACACGCAAGTGGAGGCCAAGAGCGAAGGAAAAAAAGAGGAGGCCATGTCGTAAAGATCACCACGGCATGGCTGATCGGAATGGGTTTAAAGATGGGGATGCCTATTAACGACATCCTCATCACCACTCCGGGTGAGATGGTGGATTATGTCACCTGTCTCGCAATAGCAAACGGAGCGAAAGAGAAGAACGTATACACGTTCGACGAAGTAATGGAGAGGCACTAATGGCAGGAGCGACAATACGCGCACAAATCAAACTTGAAGGCGGAAGAGCATTCGCGGATGATTTCGACAAATCCGCCGCCGCTATCAAAAGTGCTAACACACAGATCAAATACTTCACAAACGAAGTTGAGCGGAACGGACGCTCTGATGATGCCCTGACCGGCAAACTGAAGGCGTTGAAGTCCGCATACGACGAAGAAGGAAAAGTAATTGAGAACCTCCGCAATCGTATTCAGGAAGTAAGCAACATGGAGGGAGATAACGAGAAGGTCCTCTCGAATCTCACCACCGAACTATATAGACATAAGGATGCTCAAGACCAATTGCAGACGGAGATGGATCAGACCCGTCAGCAGATGCACGACTTTGAGCGCGGAGCAGATACCGCGTCTAAAGAAGTGAAGGAATTGGGCGATGATTCACAGACCGCCGGAGACAAGATCTCCGGTGCTTTTGCGCAAGAAGTGGCAAGAGCGACTGTCGGCCTTCAGACCATGTGGGAGATCGGCAAGAAGGTCGGCAAGTTCATCATTGACATCGGAAAGGATGCCATAGCGTACAACGCAGAGATGGAATCCTACTCCAAGACCATCGAGGCATTCTTCAAGACCTCCGGACAGACGGCCGAACAGGCTGCCGCCAACACGGAGCAATTGATTCAGAACCAGAAGGAACTCGCGGTCCAGACCGGTATCGGTACCGATAAACTAATCGATGCTAACAAGATGCTGATCGCTTCAGGCATCAGCGGAAACAAATCTCAGCAAGCGATCTC